GTGCTATGGCTTTAGTTGGTGTACAATCAGAAGAAGCACAGCAAGCCATTTTAAAAGTGCAAGGTGCATTAGCATTATCACAAGGCATAGAACAATTACAAACAATACCAGATACATTTAAAAATATTAAAGCGGTAGCATTAGATGCTTTAAAAGGAATTAAAACAGGAATAGCTGCAACAGGAATAGGTTTATTAGTTATTGCATTAGGGACTGTTTATGCTTATTGGGACGATATAAAAGAAGCCGTTAGTGGTGTTACTAAAGAACAAAAAAATCAACAAGAAACATTATCTAAAAATATTGAGTTACAAAAACAAAAATTAGATAGTTTAAATAGTCAAGATAATGTATTAAAACTTCAAGGTAAAAGCGAAAAGGAAATACTTAATAGTAAAGCAAAACAATATGAAGCTACAATAAAATTAGTTGAATTACAATTAGAAAGTGATGCTAAAATACAAGAACAAAAAGAAAAAAATGAAGAAAGAAATGCAAATATTTTAAAAAATATAATTACTGGTTCATTATCTCTTTCATCAATGGGTTTAAGATTATTAGCAGCACCTATTGATTTGTTAATAGCAACAGCAAATAAAGTTTCAAAGACTTTAGGATTTGGTGAAATAATAGGTACAAATTTAAATGAAAAAATTACTGAAATAAATAAACAAGTTAGTGAATTTGCTACATCATTTATATTTAATCCAGAAAAAGTAAAACAAGAAGGAATAAAAACAGCAACAGAAACTAAAAATTATTTAGATAAATTAAAAAATGATAAAGCTGGTTTTTTACTTCAAATTAAAGATATAGATAAAAAAGCGGCAGATGATGCTCAATTAACAGAAGAAGAAAAACAAGAAAAATTAAAAAAATTAAATGATGATTATAATAAAAAATTATCTGAAGAACAAACTGAATTTGATTTAACAGATTTACAAAAAACACAAGACAAGATTAATGCCGATGCTAAATTTAAGGAAGACCAAATAGCGGCAGAGGAAGCATTTCAATATAAGATAACAGAAATACAATACAATAGTCAATACGAAAGAGAACAAAGAGAGGAAGAAGCAAGACAAAGAAAAATACAAGCATTTCAAGATACAACACAAGCTATTGGAAGTATTGCACAAAGTGGCGAAGAATTATTAGCAGCTGTTCAAGCAGCTGGGTTAGCAAAAGGTAAAGCAGCACAGGGTGTTATGAAAGCATTAGCTTTAGTTCAAATAGGTGCTGATAGTGCTATTGCATTTTCAAAAATGATGCAAGGTACTGAAAGTAGTGCAGCAGGTGCGGCATCAGTAGCAGGGCCAGCGGCTCCTGGAGTATATACAGCAACTAAAATAGCATTTTACACAAGTGGAACAGCTACTATATTAGCAAATTTAGCGAGAGCAAAAAAATTACTATCTGGTGGAGGTGGTGGAGGTGGAGCAGCAGTTAGTAGTGGAGGTGGAGCAGCACCAGCAGCACCAAGTTTTAACGTAGTAGGAAATAGTGGTGTTAATCAATTAGCACAAACATTAGGTGGTAATTCAGAACAAGCACCTATTCAAGCTTATGTAGTTGCACAAAATGTAACAACAGCACAATCATTAAATAGAAACATAGTTAGTAATGCTTCTTTAGGATAGTTAAAAGCAACATTAACTAATAAAAACAGACTTAATGTTACTTATTTAAAACAAAATATAAATAATTTAATTTTTAAAAAAAAGTATAATGAAAAAGTTAGAAACTATTTATTTAGATATAGACGAACAAAATATTCAAGATGGAATAGATGCTATTAGTTTAGTTAAATTTCCAGCTATTGAAGAAAATTGGGTTGCATTAAATGAACACAAAGTAGAATTAAAAACTATTGATGAAGATAAAAGAATAGTTATTGGTTTAGCTTTAATTCCAGAAAAAGATATTTATAGACGAAATGGTGATTATGAATATAACATTAGATTTTCAAAAGAAACAGTTAGAAAAGCATCTGAACTTTATTTTAAAAAATTAAAGAATAACAATGCAACTTTAGAACATCAAGAAAAAACTGATGGTGTAACAACTATTGAAAGTTGGATAGTTGAAAATCCTAAAATTGATAAATCTGCTTTATATAATTTAAATGCAACTGAAGGAAGTTGGGTTGTTGTTATGAAAATATATAATGATGAAGTTTGGGCAGATGTTAAAAATGGAACTTATTTAGGTTTAAGTATTGAAGGATATTTCAGCGAAAAAGCAGAATTAAATTTACAACAAGATGCAGAGCAAGAATTGATTGAAAAAATAAAACAAATATTAATTAATGTTTAACATATTTAAAATGGGAAAAAACAAGTACACAAGTCCAAAGGACGCTAAAAGAGGTTGTTTATGTGATGATAGCACATATTCATCAGAATGTTGTAAAGGTGAATTAATCAATCAAGGTATTGGTTCAACAGTATCACAATCTGTTTGCGTAGTTAAAGATGAAAATGGTAATATAATTTCATCAAGAAACAATTAATTTATAACAAATATAAATAGTATTAATTTTTAAATAAAAAAAGTATGAATGTAATTAATGAAATTAAAACTCTTTTGGGTATGGAAGTAAATCTTTCTCAAATGAAACTAATGGATGGTGTTACTGTTATTGAAGCAGAAGCATTTGAACCAGAAATGGCAATCTTTATTGTTAATGGTGAAGATAAAGTACCAATGCCAGTTGGAGAATACTTACTTGAAGATGGTAATGTATTGAAAGTAGAAGTAGAAGGTATTATTGCTTCTATTGAAATGCCAGAAGAAGAAGCACCTGAAGTTGAAGTAGAAGTAGAAACTACTAAAAAAGAAGAAGAAATGGCAACTGAAGCAGCTACACCAAAAAGAGTAGTTGAAAGTGTTACTAAAGAAATGTTCTTTTCAGAAATTGAAAAATTAAGATTAGAAATTGCTGAATTAAAATTATCAAAAACTGAAGTAGTAGAAGCAGTTGAATTGTCAAATGATAAGATTGAGGTTTTAACACACAATCCAGATGCAACTACTGAAGTTAAATTAAACAAAATATCTACTAAAAGACAAATGACTACACAAGATATAGTTATGTCAAAACTTTTTAATTAATAAATAATAAATAAAATAATAAAAAATGGCTACAACAACAACTTTTACTTCTCCTACTTATGCTGGAGAATTTGCAGGAAAATATATTTCTGCTGCTTTACTTTCAGCTGCTACTATTGAAAATGGTGGTATTGAAGTAATGCCAAATGTGAAGTTTAAATCTGTAATTCAAAAAATTGGTACTGATGCGATTGTGAAGGATGCAACTTGTGACTTCGATGCAACTTCAACTGTAACACTTTCTGAAAGAATTATACAACCAGAAGAATTCCAAGTAAATTTACAATTATGCAAGAAAGATTTTCATCAGTCTTGGGAAAGCGTACAAATGGGATATTCTGCATTTGATAGTTTGCCACCTTCTTTTGCTGATTTCTTAATTGCTCACGTAGCTGCTAAAGTTGCTGAAAAAACAGAAAAAAACATTTGGGCTGGAGTTACTGCTAACGCTGGTGAATTTAACGGATTTACAAGATTGCTTACTTTAGATGCTGGATTAGTTCCTGCTCAAGAAGTTGCTGCTACTTCAACTAATATTACTGCTGCTTCAACAGTTGTGGCTGAATTAGGGAAACTTGTGGATGCAATTCCAGCTTCACTTTATGGAAAAGAAGATTTGTACTTATACGTTTCTCAAGCAACAGCAAGAGCTTATGTACGTGCTTTGGGTGGTTTTGGTGCATCTGGTTTAGGTGCAAATGGTACAAACGCAATGGGAACACAATGGTGGAATAATGGTTCACTTTCTTTTGATGGTATCAAAATATTTGTTGCAAATGGTTTAGCTCCAACAGTTGCTATTGCTGCTCAAAAATCTAATTTATATTTCGGTACTGGTTTATTGAATGATAGTAACGAAGTGAAAGTTATTGATATGGCTGACATTGATGGTTCACAAAATGTTAGAGTAGTTATGAGATTTACTGCTGCTGTACAATATGGTAATGTTGAAGATATTACAACTTACGGTATTACTAACGCTGCTAACTAATAATTAATTATTAATCAAATTAAGGGTGGTGCAAAAAACACCACCTTTTTTTTAACTTTAAAAAAATATAGATATGGCTTGTGATATTAGTTTAGGTAGATTAGAACCTTGCAAAGATAGTTCTGGAGGTTTAAAAGCGGTTTATTTTGTTAATTGGGGTGATGCTACTGGGTACACTTACGATGGAACAAACACAGATGTTATTGATACAGTAACTGGAACACCTTCTGCATACAAATATGAGTTAAAAGGTACTTCGTCTTTTACTCAAACAATTACATCTTCAAGAGAAAATGGTACTACATTCTTTCAACAAGAATTAGCATTAACTTTGAAAAAATTATCAATAGTAGACCACAAACAAATTAAACTTTTGGCTTATGGTAGACCACAAGTAATTGTTGAAGATAACAATGGTAATTTCTTTTATTGTGGATTAGAACACGGAATGGATGTAACAGGTGGAACTATTGTAACTGGTGCTGCAATGGGTGATTTAAGTGGATACACTTTGACGCTTACAGGAATGGAGCAAGTACCAGCGAATTTCATTGGAGATACTTTAGCTGGTGCTGGATTTACAGTAGTGGTAGGTTCTTAATAATTGTTTTTTTGTTTTTTAATTAAGGGATGCTTTAAGTGTCCCTTTTTTATTTTAATCCTATATTAAAACAATTTTAACTTACTTTTATTTTTAAATAAAAAGAAAATGATAATTCTAAAAGAACAGGTAGAAGAACAATCATTAAAATTCATTCCAAGAACTTATTGTGCAACATCAATAGTTTTAGTAAATGAAATGACAAATGAAAGTACTACTATATCATCTGATTTTTATAAAGATGGTTATTATCTATATACAACAACTACATTTGATTTAAAGGAAGGTAATTTTTATACATTATCTATTCTTAACAATACTGATGTAGTTTATAAGGACAAAATATTTTGCACAAATCAAGTTATTGCTGATTTTTCAATTAACGATGGTCAATATGTAGCAAATCAAACAACTAATGATTTTATAATATATGAATAATTCTAATATTTCTATTGTAAATTTAAGTGCTTACACAAGCCCTAAAATACAAGAAAATAAAAAGCAAGGTTACATTGAATATGGTGATGATAACAACTACTTTCAGTTTTTAATTGATAGGTTTTTATATTCAACTACAAATGGTGCTATTATTACTGGAATATCAAATATGATATATGGTAAGGGTTTAGATGCTTTAGATGCATCAAGAAAGCCAAATGAATATGCACAAATGAAAACTTTATTTAAACCAGATATGTTGCGTAAAGTATGTTTAGAACGCAAACTAATGGGTATGGCTTCTATGCAAATAGTAAAGCAAAAGAATAAAGTAGTTAAAGTTGAGCATTTTCCAATTCATACTTTAAGAGCAGAAAAATGTAATGATAAAGGAGAAATAGAAGGATACTTTTATTGCCCAGATTGGACTAAAAAGAAGCCATCAGATGTATTGAAAAGAATACCAGCTTGGGGATTTGGTAATGGTAATGAAATTGAAATTATGATTATCAAACCTTATTTGCCAATATTTCACTATTATACACCTGTTGATTATAATGGTGCATTAGATTATGCAATGCTTGAAGAAAGCATATCTGAATATCAAATAAACGATGTAAAAAATGGATTTAGTGGAACTAAAGTTATCAATTTTAACAATGGTATTCCAACTGAAGAAATGCGTGACCAGATTAAAGCAGATGTTAAAAACAAACTAACTGGTTCACGTGGTGACAAAGTAATTGTAGCTTTTAATGCAAATGCTGAAAGTAAAACAACAGTTGAAGATATACCATTAAATGATGCACCAGCACACTATGAATATTTAAGTAATGAATGTTTTAATAAACTAATTGTAGGGCATAGAGTTACTTCGCCTATGTTATTAGGAATTAGAAATGGTGATGGTGGTTTAGGTAACAATGCAGATGAAATTAAGACTGCTACGCTATTATTTGATAATATAGTTATTAAACCATATCAATTAGAAATAATAGAAGCATTAGATGAAATATTATTTTACAATGAAATAAGTTTAAAATTATACTTTAAAACTATTCAACCATTAGAATTTACTGAATTAGATAATACACAAAATCAAGACCAAGTAAAAGAAGAAACTGGTTTAAGTTCTCATACTTGTTTAAGTTCTGATATTGCAAATGCTTTAATTTCTAAAGGCGAAACAATGGGTAATGAATGGACTTTAGTAGATGAAGTAGAAGTTGATTATGAAAAGGAAGATGAATATGATGCTGAAATTGATTTAATAAACGAAAATAATAAAAAAAGCAAAAGTGCATTATCTAAAATGTGGCAATTTGTTTCAACAGGAACTGCAAGACCAAACGCTAAAAGTCCAGAACAAGATGAAACTATTGATGGTGTACAATTCATAACAAGATATGTTTATAGTGGTAATGCTACTGGTCAAAGAGAATTTTGCAATAAAATGATTAATGCTGATAAAGTTTATCGTAAAGAAGATATTATTGCTATGGAAAGTCAAGCAGTAAATGCTGGTTTTGGTGTTAAAGGTGCTGATAATTATTCTATATGGTTATACAAAGGTGGTGCAAGATGTGAACACAAATGGTTAAGAAGAACTTATGCAAACTTTGAAGGTGTTAAAATAGACCCTACAAGTCCAAAAGCAAAAACTATTAGTTCTGCTACTGCTGAAAAGTATGGTTATAGAATTAGAAATGAAAAAGAAGTTGCTATGAAACCAGCAGATATGCCAACAAAAGGTTTTACACAGGAATATTGGGATAAAATGGGATTTACAAATTAAGATATGGCACAAGCACTATTTGTTACGAGAGATGATATTGTTAGATTTACTGCATTAAACGGTAATATTGATACAGATAAATTTGTTCAATTTGTAAAGATTGCACAAGATACACATATACAAACATATTTAGGAACACAATTATTTAATAAACTAAATGATGATATTGTTTCTGATGATTTAACTGAACCATATACAACGCTTTTAAGCAAGTATATCAAACCAATGGTAATACACTGGTCTATGGTAGAAGCATTACCATTTTTAGCCATTACAATAGCTGGAAAAGGTATCTATAAACATACATCAGAAAACGCTACAAATGTAGAAAAAAATGAAGTTGATTTTTTAATTGAAAAAGCAAGGGATATAGCACAACATTACACAAATAGATTTATAGATTATATGAGTTTTAATCAAGCTGACTTTCCTGAATATAATGCTAATTCAAATGGTGATATGTATCCAGATAAAGATGCTTATTTTACAGGTTGGGTACTATGATAAATAAATATAAACCAAAACAAGCTAACATTAAGAAGTTAGAAATATTTTTAAAAAAAATAGAAAACAAAACTAAAGATGGGATTAAATTTTCAAAGCATTAAAGGAGATACATTTGAGCAAGTAACATTTGAGTTACTATTAAACGATGCACCATATAGTTTAGTAGATGCTATTATTAGAATGCAGTTAAGAAAAGAATATGGTGGTATTCCTGTTTTATCTTTAACTTCAGTAGCTAATGCTGGTTTAACAATAACTAATGCTGCAAATGGTTTATTTAAGATTAATAAACAAATAATAAATATTTGTGCTTTCAATTATTTATATGATATAGAAATTGAGTTTGGTAATGGTACTATTAAAACTTATGTAAGTGGTAATTTCTTGATTAAATCTGATGTAACAAGATAACTATGTGTGAAGAAATTAACATAAATGTAAATGAAACTAATGAAAATATTAATATTATTTCAACTGAAATAGTTGAGGTTATTGATATTAATGTTGGTGAAACTATTGAAGAAGTTACTTTAAATATTACTGAAGAAGTAATACAAGTAAATATCAATAAAGTAACTGGTGGTGGTGGTGAACAAACACTTGCGGAAACTTTAGTATTAGGAAATACAACTGATGGTGAAAACATAAGTATTTCAAATGGTGATGCTATTATTTTAGACAATGGTTCAATGCTTAAAAAAGGAACTATTGATGCTGGAAATGGTGGTTCAAAAGGTATTTCGCAAATATGTGGTGTAGGTTATGAGCATAAATGGGAAGCTGGTAGACTTTACATAATGAATGATGGCGGTACTATTATACGTGAAGTATCACATAATCTTACTTATACACCAACAGTTACAGATGATGTAACTAAAGGTTTTGTTCAAAATACAAGATGGATTTTAGATAATGGTGATGTTTATCTTTGTACTGACCCAACAGAAGGTGCAGCAGTTTGGGAATTAGTAAATACAGGAACAACTCCAACGCTTCAAGAGGTTACTGATGCAGGGAATACTACTACTAACTCAATTGTAATTAATGATACTGAAAATAATACTTATTTTGAAATTAGCGGATATACATTAATTGGAACTGATTTAGGTAGTAATACACCAACTTTTCAACTTGGTTATGATGGCTTAATGTATGCCTATGATCCGGATCGTGTTCAATTTATACAATCATTACGTTTTGATACAACCGGAGATACACTTCAAGATTATGAGTTTCCAAACAAACCAACAGGAACATATACATTAGCAACAACAGACGATATTCCAGCAGCAGGCGTTACTTCAGTAGGATTAACAATGCCATCTGCTTTTAGTGTTACAAATAGTCCTATAACATCAAGTGGAGATATAGCTGTAACAGGTGCAGGAACTGCCTCTCAATATGTTAGAGGAGATGGACAATTAGCAACTTTCCCAAGTGGTGGTGGTGGTGGTTCTTCTGTTAATTATTATCTAAATGGTTCAATTGCTGCATCAGTTGCAACTTATCAGCAGATGTCAAACACTGCGATAATTGGAGCAGGTACTGACTTTACAAAAACAGGTAATGGATTAATAGCACAGTTTTTAACAGATGTAGGTAATCCGAATAGACTTGAAATACCGGGGGGTGCGTGGAACTTTGAGATGTTTTTTAGTATGTCTTCAAATGGAGGAACACCTAAGTTTTATGTTGAACTTTTAAAATATGATGGTGCTGTATTTACAAGTATTGCATCAAGCTCTGCAATTCCTGAACCAATAAGTGGAGGTACTCCAATTGATTTATATTTAACATCTTTAGCAGTTCCTACAACAGCGTTGTTAGTTACAGATAGACTTGCTATTAGAGTTTATATAGTTGATAATTCAGGTGGCAGAACAGCTACATTACATACTGAAAATAGTCATTTATGTGAAATCATTACTACTTTTTCAGGAGGTGTAACTTCATTAAATGGATTGACAGCTAATACACAATATTTTGATGAAGGCACAACAGGAACAGATTTTAATATTTCATCAACTACTGATACACATACATTCAATTTACCTACTGCAAGTGCATCAAATAGAGGTGCATTAAGTTCAACAGATTGGACTACATTTAATAATAAGCAAAATGCTTCTACGAGAAGAAATGCAAACAATAGTTCAAACAATAATATAAACTATTGTGGTGTAGCTTTAGGAACTGGAGTAAGTGAAAGTTCAGCAGTATGGACAATAACAAGATTAACAATAGCTGCAAGTGGCTCAATCACAGTAGCAACTGCTACAAACGTAGCTTGGACAAATAGAGAATCAGCAACATATATATAAAAAATAGAAATTATGCCAATTACAAGTACAAACCCAATAGAAGTAGACGGAATAGAGTATCCATATTTTATGATTAATTTAGCAATATCACCATTGGTTAAACCAACTGATATAGGTGCAAGTGTTGCTATGCGTTTAACACCTTATAGAGTGTTAGAGGATGGAAGTTCAGAAAGTTTACCAGACAATTCTATTCCTATAACTTATATGGATGTTTTTGAAAGTGGGGATACAGATGCTATAAATGCAGCAGCAACAATTATGGGTGCTTTGCAAACATTTATTAACGATAAAAATCTTTAATTATGGCTTTTAGATATGCAGTAGCAACTGGTAACTGGAGCAATACAGCTACTTGGGATGGTGGTACTTTGCCGACAGCAGCAGACGATGTATTTTCAAATAACTTTACTGTTACTATTGATGGAACTTTTACAGTATTATCAATTAGAAATACATTAAATGCAGCATTGCCAGTTATTTTAGCTGGTGGTCAATTTAGATTTGCTAATGGTGGTAATTTAACTTGTACTGCTGCACAAGCTATTTTTGTTGGCTCAACTACTCCAACTTTAGAAATGACTTTAGCAAGTGGTAATACTGGTACTTTTAATGGTAGTGTTTTGACTTTAGCGAGTGTTGGAAGTTATACATCTATTAGGCATTCAAGTTCTGGTACTTTAAATTGTAATGGAAATTATACTATAGATGGTCAGGGAGCCACAAGAAGTATAATAGCAGTTACTTCAACTGGAATTCTAAACGTTGTTGGTGACCTTTCATCTACTACAACAAGTACTACTGGATTAATGAGTACGGTCTCAATGGCAACTGCTGGAACTATAAATATTACTGGAAATATAACCTCTTCAACAAGTCCAACGTTTACAAATTCTACTGTAAGTGCAAGTTCGGGAACTGTAAATATAACTGGAAATACTACTGCAAATACAATACCAGCTGTTTATTTAAGTGGAGCAGTTACTTATACACAAATAGGAAACGTAAATGCTTCAACAGTTCAACCCGCAATTTTTAATGTAACTGCTGCTGCAACAATTTCAGTTACTGGATTAGTTACTGCTGGAAGTGGATCACCAGCTATTTATTCTTCATTTGCTTTGACAAGTGGATATGGTTCGGGAACTTTTGTGAAAGTAAGTGGAAATGTAGTTAATACTTCTAATATAATGGCTATTGTAGCACCAAGAGTAACAATAGACACAAACACATCAAGTTGGTTATTTCAAATAAGTACGGGTGGCAATAGAACATTATACGCTGCTGGAGTGGCTTTAGGAAATCCAGCTACAACAAATGTAAGATTTGGAACTACTTATGGTGTATCAAGTGAATTAACTGGAACGTTAAGAGTACCAAGTGCTGCAAACGTATTAAGTGGAGTTTTAACTGATAATACAACTGGAACTTTGCTTATGACACCAGCAGACTTTTGGAACTATTTAATTGCAAGTGGATTTACTGCTGATAGTATTGGCGATAGATTACAAAACGCTGCAACAGTAGCAACAACTGGTGGACAAATAGCAAGTTATAATATTTAATTAAAACAAATGAATTGGTTTTTAGAAAATTGGATGGCAATAGTTAGTACATTATCAATACCTGTTGCTTGGATTTTTGGTGGTAAACAAGCTAAAAAAGTAGAATTAAAAAATAGTAATGGTGACTTTTTAAATAAAGTTCAAACTATTTATGATGCTTTAGTTGATGATTTAAAAGCAGATAGGGATGAATTAAAAGCTTGTAATGTTGAACAAACTAATGATATTGCAGATTTAAGAAATGATGTTAGAAGTTTACAAAAGCAGTTTAATGATTTGTATTTAGCTTATGCAAAAGAAGTAGAAGCATCAAAGTATTGGAAGGATAAATTTGATGTATTAGAAGGAAAATATATTCAATTAGAAAAAGACCACGAAGCATTAAAAAAACAATTTGAAAGTTATAAAAAAACAAACAAATGATTTTAGATAATAAAGGTTATTTATTAATAACTAAATTTGAAGGATTAAGATTAAAACCATATTTGTGTAGTGCTAAAATTCCAACAATAGGTTACGGTAATACATACTATCCTGATGGTAAACGTGTAACTTTATTAGACAAAGATATAACTAAACAAGAAGCGTTTGATATGTTTAAAGAAGTAGCTAATAGATTTGCAAAAAGAGTAAATGAATTAGTAATAACTGAATTAACACAAAATCAATTTAATTCATTAGTTAGTTTTGCTTATAATGTTGGAACTGGTAATTTTAGTTCAAGTACTTTATTAAAAAAAATAAATAAAAACCCAAATGATTTGACTATTAAAGCAGAATTTTTAAGATGGAATAAAGCTGGTGGTAAAGTTATTAATGGTTTAACAAATAGAAGAAATGAAGAAGCTGATTTATATTTTAGTTAGTATTGTATTTATATCTTGTGGCTCACGTAAAGTTGATAAATCAAAAACAGAAATAAAAAAAGATAGTGTTTCAGTTGTTGATGTAAAAACAGAAATAAAAACAAATGAAAATACTGAAATAAACAACAATTCTAAAATAGATAAAACAGAAGAAGAATTTATAATTGAACCAATAGACAACACAAAAGAAATAGTTGTAAATGGTAAAACTTATAAAAACGTTAAAATAAGACACAAAAAAACAAAAGACAATAGTTTACATACAAATCAAAAGAAAGTGTCTAAAAACGCTTTAAAACAACAAATAAAGCATAGTAAGCAAGTTGTTTCTACTTCAAAAGTATTAAAAGAAAAAAAAATAGATAAAAAAGAAAGTTTAGTTAAATATTTTTATTTGTTTATATTATTAATTTTATTATATTTGATATATAAATATAGATTTAATATTTTAAAATTATTTATATAATTATTATATATATATTATTATTTATTATAATATTCTTTGAACTAAATAAATAAATATATATTAAATTATAATATTCTTGAATTAAATAAGTTATTTATATTAATATATATATTATTAAGAAATTAAAAATAAAGAAAATAAACG